GGTCAGCTGACTACTGCAAGGCCATGAGGGGGATTGATTATGTACATCCCTGATAGTCTCGACCGATACGAGCGGCACATGAGACAGCAGGAAGCAGCCGACAGGCATCTGCCGCTTTGCGCGGTGTGCCGGGAGCCGATCCGGCAGGAAGATGCCGTGAAGATCATCAGCAGTTGGTACTGCGATGAGTGTTTGAAGAATATGAGGGAGTGGATTGAAGATGACGAGTGAACAGCTGAAAGCAGTCAACCAGAAACTGCAGACCATGAATATCAAAGGCAAGGATTACGTGCAGGTCAACGAGCGCGTAAAGGCCTTCCGGGACATCTGCCCGAACGGAACCATTGAGACAGAGATTGCCAGCATGGAAGGTGAAGTGGTCGTGATCCGGGCCACCATCAGGGATGGAGAAACGATCCTGGCAACCGGGCTGGCCTATGAGAAAGAGTCATCCAGCTACATCAACAAGACAAGCTATATCGAGAATTGCGAGACATCAGCAGTAGGCCGGGCGCTTGGTTTCTGCGGCATCGGCATTGACGGTTCCATGTGTTCGGCTGAAGAGCTGGTAAACGCTATCCAGCAGCAGGACGCTATCAAGGAATTGGAGAAGAAACCGGCAACGGATGTTGTAAAGGATACGCTGAAATCTCTTTGCCAGAAGCACAACGTCAATCTTCCGAAGTGGTGCCAGCAACAGGGCCTGAAATGGGAATCCCTGAGCGCTGCCGATGCGGCAAAGATGCTGACCATGCTTAAGGCAAAGTACGGTGACGCCTGATGGACGTGACAGGACGTCTAAATGACGTATACCGGACGCTGGAAGGAAGGCTGTGTATAAGCTTCACGGTTGACGCTCAGCCTTCCCGACTGGGCCTTGACGAACTCAGGACGGATCTATTGGACATCACCGCCCGGAAGCACCGCAGGAAGCGCAGTCTGAACGCCAACGCTTTGTTGTGGAAGTGCATCGGAGACATCGCCGCCGCCATCGGTGCGGACAAATGGGAAGTGTACCTGAAGATGCTGAAGAGGTACGGCGCATATACTTATGTGTGCGTGAAGCCGGGAGCGGTGGAGATGCTGAAACGGCAGTGGCGCGAATGTGAGGAAGTCGGCCTGGTTAAAGTCGGGGAACAGACGGCAGTGCAGATGCTGTGCTACTACGGGTCAAGCACCTATGATACAAAGCAGTTTTCCAGGCTGCTTGACGGTGTAATCAGCGAGATGGAAGAGATCGGCATAGAAACACCAACATCCGAGCAGATGCGGCGCAGCCTTGAACAGTGGGAGAAAGATCATGGTTAAGCCGTGGAACGAAACCACATGCATCATCTGCGGCAGTCCTGACGTCCAGATGCACCACATCTTTAAAGGGCATGGCAGACGGAAGATATCGGACAAATACGGTTATGTGGTGCCGTTGTGTGAACGGCATCACACAGGGTCCGAAGGGGTGCACCGGAACAGGGACATGGATCTGGAGCTGATGCGGCTGGCACAGGCAGATTTTGAACAAAGACATGGAAACAGAGCGGACTTCATCCGGGTGTTCGGGAAGTCATGGCTATAGGAGATGAATAAATGAACAATGTTATTTTATCAGGCCGTCTGACGGCTGATCCTGAGATCAGACACACACAGGACGGCAAAGCAGTTGCCACGTATACACTTGCGGTGGATCGTCCAGCCGCAAGGCAGGAACAGAAAGCGGATTTCATCCGGTGCACGGCATGGGAGAAAAAAGCTGAGTTCGCCGAAAAATATATGCGAAAAGGCAGAAAATTCATCGTTGAAGGACGGATCCAGACCGGGAGCTATGAGAAGGACGGCAGGAAGGTATACACCACCGACATCATCGTGAACAGCCAGGAATTCGCAGACAGCAAACCTGAAGGCCAGAGCGCATAGCCTGAAAGCACACAGCCTGAAAGCACACAGCCTGAAAGCACACAGCCTGAAACGGCATCCGATGAGTTTATGGACATCCCCGACAACCTTGCAGAAGATCTGCCGTTCAACTGAGGTGGGCTATGAAAAGGGTAGTGATTAAGGGCGAGTTTTCCAACATGAACGAGTTCATCCGGGAGAACCGGAGCGGCTGGAACGCCGGGAACAGCCTGAAGCACAGAGAACAGAACCGGGTACTGATCCAGCTTAGGCAGCAGCTTAGAACCATGAAGCTGACGCCGCCGCTGTTCATCCACTTCAGGTATTACCGAAGCAACCGCCGGGTTGATCCTGACAACATCGAAACGTTTTTCCATAAGATCTTTATGGATGCGTTGGTTCAGGGGGACTATATCAGGAATGACGGCTGGCAGACAGTGCTGGGGTTTCATGACAGGTTCTATGTTGATTCTGATCCGAAGGTTGTAGTGGAGATTGAAGAGGAAGTGACATGAAGAACAGTTTTGTCATGTACACGGATTATCAGGAACAGCTTGAATTGCTCACAATGGAACAGCGCGGTTATCTGCTGACGGCAATCATGGCTTATGTGTCCGGTGACCAGATGCCAGAGATGGACGGCATCACACGGATGGCCTTCAGTTTCATCCGGGCCGGGATTGACCGGGATGCCGAAAAGTACCAGAAGACGGTTGAAGCAAGGCAGGAAGCCGGGAAGCTGGGCGGCAGACCGAAAGCAAATGGTTTTTCAGAAAAGCAAACGAAAGCAAAAAAAGCAAATGGTTTTTCAGAAAAGCAAACAAAAGCAAAAAAACCTGATAATGATAATGAGAATGATAATGATAGTGAGAATGATACTGAAAACATTAAAACAAGGGGGCGGTTTACGCCGCCCACCATCCAAGAGCTAGACAGCTATATCACCGAACACGGTTATCACGTGGACGCCGAAAAGTTCCTGGATTACTACAGCAGTAACGGGTGGATGGTCGGAAAGAACCACATGAAGGACTGGAAAGCAGCTGTACGGAACTGGTCACGCAACCAGCGGCAGGGAACAACCGCCAACGGTGCACAGGGAATGACCGTGAAGACCACGAAGTTCAGCAATTTCCCGGAAAGACGGTACGATTACGATGATCTGGAAGGCCAGCTGTTGGCGGCACAAGGGGGAGCGAATGGAAGTTAATACATTACGATGCAGAGACACAAGGCCGTGCTTTGCACGAGAGGTAAACCCGGAGGGCAGAGATATCTGCATGATACTCAGCAACACGTATTTGAACGAAAGCAGAGATTGCCCGTTTTGCAAGCCGGAAAGAGAGGTTACGGGTGGCATGCAGTACCCGTACAACGCAAATTACAGCGAACGGCTATTGGGCGTGTGAGGAATACGCGAAGAGGAGCGAAACATGGATATACGCGTTTGGGTTCACAACGATCAGACGGACGGCGTGAAGCCGGTAGAGGGGCAGACAGAAAGACACGGCAACTTCGTGCACCTGACTTTTGCAGGGCTGCACATTGCCGTAAGCATTGATGACTTAGAGGGCATGATTGATCAGGGGGATGACGGGAAATGAGTGAGCAGGAAAACCGCAGGCCGTTCGGGTACATGGATTCCGGGGAGATTATCCGGGACTATCAGGCCGCGAAGGACAGGCGGCGGCAGGTTGAGATACTGGCAAACAGGAATTGTTGTTCCAAGAAGCGCATGGCGCAGTGGCTGACTGATCATGGCTGTGAGGTAGACGGCAGGCTGCTTGGACGGCTAAAAACCATGGAAAGAGTGTTGGCAGAAGCTGAAGGCCGCGCGGATCCGGGAGAGGAACCCGTGAAAGCAGAGGAACCGGAGCAGGCCGCAGAGTCGGAACCGGCACCGCAGACCATGATGGCACCCGACACCCAGACAGATGACCAGGCGGCGAAGCATGACGCCGGGAAGCCGATGCTGTCACTGGTGCCGCCGGAGATCATATACGCTATTGCACGGGTAAGGCAGTACGGATGCGAGAAGTACCATGACCCGGACAATTGGCGCAAGGTGAGCATAGAACGGTATTGGGACGCAGTTCTGCGACATGTGCTTAAGGCATGGTGGAGCCCGGAAGCTATGGACGATGAGAGCGGCCTGCTGCACATCGAGCATGTGGCCTGCAATTTGGCGTTTATCTTGGAGATGATGAGAGAGGAAAAGGAAAATGAATGTAATGCAGATCGGTGAACCGGCGATGCTTGAGCAGCTTGCTGAGGAATGCATAGAACTGGCACACGCCTGCCTGAAGCTGGCACGGGTGGAACGGGGCGAAAGCCCCACGCCCGTAACACTGGACGAAGCCCGGCGGAAGGTGGTTGAAGAAATGGCTGACATGAGCGTTCCACAGGCAGCGATATGGGAAACGGATTGGTTTAACCCGGTTATATTTGACGAATTTGTGATGCAGAAAACGGCCCGGTTTGAGGAAAGGTTGAAGACGGTTGAGTGATGTACAAACAGATGACGATATTCGATCTGTGCCCGGCGTCACAGCCTGAGCCGGATGTCTGGGCCTATGTGTTGAAACATGGTGCGGTTATCTGCCGCATCATGCGGCACGGTATTCGGCCAGGTGGAAAAAGATGAGGATCGGGCTGATTGATGTTGATGGTCATAATTTTCCGAACATCCCGTTGATGAAACTGTCAGCATGGCACAAGGCACAGGGTGACTCTGTGGAATGGTACGAGCCGTTACTGTCCGGGCAAATGGATATTGTTTACATGTCCAAAGTATTCAGCTTTACACCAGATTATCCGTATTTTGTGAATGCGCACAAAGTTTATAGGGGTGGGTCGGGGTATTGCATCGAGTTGGTGGACGGTAAGGAAGTTTATCACACCGAAAGAGACATACAATTGCCGTACGAGGTCGAGCATATATATCCCGATTATTCCCTCTATGGAGAATTGACCAAAGACACGGCATACGGATATTTAACAAGAGGATGCCCGCGTAATTGCGCGTTTTGCCATACAACACAAAAAGACGGTTGCCGATCGGTTAAGGTGGCGAACCTTCACGAGTTCTGGAGCGGACAAAAGAACATTGTTTTACTCGATCAAAATATTTTAGCTTGCAAAGACCACATGGAATTGCTCGACCAGCTGATTGACAGCAAGGCAAGAGTGGAGTTTAACGGCGGCTTGGATATTAGACTGGTCAACGATCGGAACATCGAAAAAATAAAAAGCATCCGCATGAAGTGTGTACATTTCGCGTTTGACAGGTGGCAAGACAAAGACATCATTGAACCGAGACTGAGGATGTTTTCGAAGCTAACAGGATGGACAAAGGACAAGGGCAGAGTGATGGTTTATGTGCTGTGCAATTATGACACGACATTAGAACAAGACATATACAGAATACAGCTTTGCCGGGAATTGAAATTTTCCCCTTATCCGATGATCTACGACAAGGAACATTGTGATCCTGTTTATCGGAAGTTACAGAGATGGTGCAATAATTTTATTTTCTGGAAAGTACCGACATTTGAGGAATACTTAAAGGGAAAGTGAGGAGACAAGATCAATCATCTACGTTGGAACAAAGCAACGGATACTGTTTGACCATCGGCCCGGCAGAGAAATATTTGAGTGCCTGCCGTGGGACGCTTACCCGGACAGG